AGCCGAATGAGTATGCGTCGTCGGATTAAAGCTCGTCGGTACATTTGTCAGCGCTGTGTACGAAATCGTTGGGAGGCGATCTACGCTCAGAGTGCCCGAGCTAATGTCGCTAGCAGAATGAGTGTGCGTGGCCGGGGTAAAACTGGTCGGAACATTGGTCAAGGCCGTGTAGGAGATTGTCGGCAGCAAGTGCACATGGTCGCTTCTGCTCGCGTTAGTGCTTGTGCCGGCAGACGCCGTACCAAGAGGAGACGGGGTTGCATCCGATAATGAAATGCTGCTTGTGCCGCCGCCCGAAATTGTCACCACGCCAGTCTGTCCGTTGACGCTGATGACGTTGGCGACGGCGGTCAAGTCGCTGATGGTGCTGGCGGCCTGAGTGTGCGATGAGGGCGTGAAACTCGTCGGCACATTCGTAAGCGACGTGTACGAGATCGTCGGCAGACGAGCCGCATCAAGCGTGCCCGAGATAATTTGCGTAGCTGAATGAGTATGCGTCGTGGGTGTGAAGCTCGTCGGCACATTGGTCAGCGACGTGTAAGAGATCGTCGGCAGCAAGTGGACGTGATCGCTCCTGCTCGCATTCGTGCTTGTGCCGGCTGCTGCTACGCCCAGTGCGGACGGGGTTGCAGTTGATAGCGTGACGGCGGCCGGAAAAACAAACGAGATGGCCTGCGACCCCGCCGATCCTGTTATCAAGACAGCAACAGAAGTTCCCGTGCTGACCGTGCCGACTGAAAGAGACGTTGCCGGCCCAGTCGGCCCGCGTGGGAGTCCAAAATTCAGCTTGGCGGCGTATGCCGTTCCTGCGTTGACTACGGACGCCGACTCAGTTGCCGACAGAGTCGTCACCGTCCCGACTTCAACTGTCGCCGCTTGCCCCGTGCCGCCGCCAACCGTCTGGTCGCCGACGTTGATGGTGACCGAATCGCCGTTGCCGACGGTGCTGTTAATCGTCGTCGAACCGACGACAACTACCGAAATCTCGCTCATGGAGCCACCGTTGTCACGTTGCCGCTGACGATTGTCCTAGTGATCTGTCCTGGGGCGACCCAGCGGAGATACCAGCGGTAGCCCACCCCAGGTGTCAGAGAGCGAGTCTGCGTTTCGTTGAGGCCGATGACCATCGTGCCGTTAGCCGTGTCGGAGATGCCGATTGTCGGTTGGACAACCGTAACGCCAAGGCCCGAAAGCGAACCCACGCCGCCGCCGGTCGTGGTCAAATCGCTGCGGTAGACATAGCTTTCCCACGAATAACCAGATATGTTTCTTTGCAGAGAAAGCGCGATATTACATTCGTCGCCGTTGACGGCTGTAACATTTAATGTCCCAGGAAGCTGAACGAAATCTGCCAAAGCATCACCTCGTCAGTTAGTCGGAGGCTCTGATCCCGTCTTCTTGACGACGGCGGCCTTGATTTCGTGCTGATCCTGCGCGATAGCCTGGAGCGTCTCGGCCTGCGTTGACTGGGTCTTGCCGATCTCGTCCAGAGTCGCCCGCGTTGAATCCAAAAACTCGGTATGACTCTTGACGATTGGCACCAGAACCGTGCCATGCAGCGTTATGGCGGCATCTCGAAGAAACCAGACCATGACGGCCAGAAGCAGGACAGGCACGCCGAACCGCTCGGCTACTCGAAACCCGGCCTCGACAAAAGACAAAGGACGGTCGCTCATCGTGAACTCCGCAGAAAACCACAATATGAAGGCCGGTAGCCTTATTAAATTGTAGCAGCGTGGAGTTGGCGTCTGAGGTCATCCAGAGAGCCAGAGTTGTCGATGGTGCGGGCGATTAGGTGGTCGCTAACCCCCGCCTCGCTCTGGTGCCCGGCCGCGCCCGCGTCCAAGCATCGCCACCCAGGCCGAACGACCTTCCAGACCTCGCCGCCTGCGTCGATGACAGCTTGTGCCTCGTTGTCAAAGCGAACGTCGGTGATGACGACGCCGCGGCCCACTGCGAGGTGCGGGATGGCACGCTCCATCGTGATCCGAATCCAAATCTTGGGATGGATCATTTCTCGCCCCCACTCGGTTCCCATGCTCTGAAGCATCTGCCTGGGGCTTTTGCCGAGCCACGGGATCACGGCCTCTTTCGTCTCGCGATTCTGGAGGCCAGCCACAGATATGCCTGTGATCACCGAAACGCACTCGTAGAGCGGGTCGGCGAACGCCAAATGCTGGAACAAGCACCGATCCGAGTCAATCAGTAGCTCGGCCACCGTGTTTTTCCCGGCCCCCGCCGGCCCGCAGAGTCCGATCAGCATTTTGTATACCTCCCGTCGAACCACAGATACTCGCCTAGTTCGACCGCCAAGAGCCGCTGGCCGACGCCGGCCTCGGCGAGCATCTTCTCGGCCAGCCCGATGTTCTTCTGCCAACGCTCGGGGGTGGCGTTTCTGAGCGAGACGAGGCCGACGACCTCGCTGATGCCAGCCATGATGATCGCCCTGGCACAGTCGCAGCAGGCGAACCAAGGGCAGTAGAGGCTCGCGCCGGCCGTCGCCACCCCGAGGGAGGCGGCTCGGTAGATCGCCGCCCGCTCGGCGTGCTCGATGAACAGGTACTTGAGCGGAGGCGTAGACCTGTCTTCTGAGACTGCCACGCCCTTGGGGTAGCAGTTGACCCCGCAGATAGCCTTCGTGGCCGTGACCAGAACAGCACCGTTCTGAGTGCGGTTGTCCTGCGAGCTAACAGCAGCGTAGCGGACGGCATTGCGGAGATAGTCGATCTCGGTCATTTCGACGGCCCCGCGATGTGCATGGCGGTCAGACCGCCCTCGGGCAGATAGATGAACGTCTCCATGCACTGGCGCGAGCAGACATATCCGCTAGCCGAGTGCCACTCGTCGGGCGGGGTGATCGACGGAGCCGTTCGCAGCACCACAGAATCGGCTGTCTCAATCGACCGCTCGGCGGCCTGGGCGTGGTAGTGGCCGGTGTGAAACTCCCTATACCAGCATCGCGACCAATCGGCGGCGGCCTCCATCGCCATAAGCTGCGGCAGACGCTTCTTCGCTTTGTCGCCGTGGGCCGCGCCGATCAAGTTGTTTCCGTAGGTGACATACTGGCGTCGGGTGTAGTTCTGAGACACAGTCACCCGCTCGCTGTTACGGAACCGCTCTTGCAGGATTCGCTGAAACGCCCAGGTCAGGGTTTCGTCGTGGTTGCCGTTCACGACGACAACGTCGGTCTGGGCGGTGTCCGAAGAACGCTCAACGATCCCCAGGAGCGTGTCGCAGCCGACCTTGATGATCTTCTGGAGACGCCCGTCGTTGTCCTGGGGCGTGCCAGCGGTCGTGTTCCCTGCGGGGCCGTCGGCGTTGAACAAGTCGCCGAGGAACAAGATCGTCCTGCGGGCCGGGTTGTAGGTGTCGCCGACTTCGATGAGCGCCCGGCCAGCATCGCCGACCATTCTCTCGGCGATTGCCAGATCGTAATCGTCGTGGCCTGTTGTCTTCGCATATGCGTACTTGCCAAAATGAGTGTCGGCGATCACCAGCACTTGCCAGAGGTCGCCGCGGGCCTTGGGCTTAATCGGCTTGTGCTTGATGCGGGGCAGATTGGCCGCCGCGATCATGGCCTCGACGGCCTCTTTGATCCCCGGCCCCGCCTTCGGCCTGAGCCGCACCCAGACCCGGTGGAGGTCGGTGACCGTCGGCTCGCCGTCGCTGCCGGCGGTCGCCACTTGCCACGATGTCGCCTCGGATGAGGCGATCTCATAGCGGGTCATATCCGCTTCGATATGGGCGATAAGGTCATCGACGGTCTTGATGCGGCGGCTCGTCGAGCGGGCCTCGAGCACCTCGCCGTCACGACGCTGCGTCACTTGTTCGGCGTCGGGGGCGGGCTTCGGCGTGGCCGACGCTGCCGCCGACGACATGATGTCGCCGGTCAGCCCTGCGTCAGCCATCGTTGAACCTTTCGGTAGCCGTTGATCTTGTACCCACGCTCGACTAGCTTGGCGATGATCGTCCTCGCCATCTGCGATGCTGAGACGCCAGACGAATCGGCCGTCTGCCGCCACTGGCAGCGAACATCAAGAATCGCTTTTTGGTGGTCGTCGGACAGAACGTCGAACCATCCTTGGTTTCTTGGCGTCGGCTTTGCGCTTGACAGGATGTCCTGAGTCAGCGAGTCCATGCTTTCCTTTCCGCAGATAGATCATTCCGTCGTCATCGGGAATGCCGCCGCCCTCGACTTGATCGTCGTCATCGTCGGAAAAGACGAAATCCTTGGGTGGCAGCGCTTTTCCCATAGGTACAAGTCTGGCCTAGTAGGGTTTATTGGTCAATCTTGTTTTTGCGTGCATTCTTGATAGCACGGCGAATAAGAAACCGCCCTGCGGCGTCGATGAACGGGAGGCCACGCTTCTCTGCATTCTGCCTCATGGCCGCGAGGATGTAGTCGATCCGTTCTGGCTTCTCGCATTCATCTGGCCCCCACTGATCCATCTCTTGCGCGACACGATTGCACGAACAGTCGGGCGTACTGGTGATTTTAATGCGTGCCAGCAGCTTTTTTAGTTCTGTTCCAGGCAATCCTCGTCTGAAATGCGTCGGCAAGTGGAGGCAATTTCTGAGGGTAGTGTCCGAGCGTAGTGGCCGGCCACATCGCTCACAAACTCCGTCCGCATGCACGCAATCCATCACGATACACCGTCTATGGTGATCGTCACCAACGGGCCTACTTGATGGATTCCAAAATTTGGAGCCTGCCCTATAGCGTGAATGTACGTCGGCCCGGAAAAGTATGTGATCGGAAGGGTGGGCCATTCGTCTGGCTTCGACTGCAAATATGGGCCGTAGAACAAATCCGGCATAAAGCGATACCGGGATTGAGCTTGCGAAATGGTGTCGCACTGGAAACGATTTGGCGATGCCGGCGAACTTTCAAGTTGAATCTGACCAGTCATTGATAGGTAAAGTCGCTCGCGAACACCACACGCAACAGTCCTAACCGTTAACGAGATGTTCGTTCCGTTTATCCACGGTCTTACGAAATCGGGGCTTGTGTAAGTAAAAACTGTCGGGCTTGTGCTTGATCGCACGAGCGTTATGTGCTGCGAATACGGCGCAATCGATACGTGAACCTCACTGGCGGAAGAAAACACCGACGACGATTCCGCATTAGATGAACTATCAAGTGAGAACGTAACGTCGCCAGGAACGATTACGGCTGATGCGTTTGAAATCACATCGGCGGCAGTGAAGGCCAGTGTGTGCTTGAACGGGTTCGACCCGTCGGCTGTGCCAAACGCCTTGTAATAAAGAACACCACCGAGACCGAATGTTATCTCCGAAGACTCAATGTCTGGCAGTCCAGCGCCGGCGTATTCTTTGTATTTTGCAACGACAACACGAAACGCGACACCGCCCACAGGTGCATCCACAAAGGCGTGCGACGTATGCTCTGGCCCGTACTGGAAAAACCTCGTGTCAAACACCATCTGGGTTTTTCCGTACCCAGACGCGCTGCCATTCCACGCATCGTAGCCGTCCAGCACCGCGTCCGTTGCAAAGATAGACGCAGTCTGATTGAGATCGTAGCGCCTATCCATCCATTCGACCCACGGAGACCCAACGGTGTCCGGCGGATGATCTGGCGCGGTCGAAGAGAAGCCGGAAAGTGTTATGTCCACGCAGCCGGCTCTGGGTGTGCAGCATGGATTGCATACAGCGCCAAGCATTACGGGCACTCCGCTGCTATTAGATACCAAGCCGTTCCGTCCCTAGCTATTGCGCAGTTCTTCGTAGAAGAAGCAGTGCCGCCAACTGTGGAAAACAAGTTTGTAGCGATCACCGTATTTGGCGTGGCCGTCACTCCTCGAAAAGTCACCGTCTTATCTGTGTTGATTGCCCACGCGCCAGTAAACGTACAGACGCGAAACACTTTCGGATTGTAGGACGCGCCGCTGTCCTCAAGAATTGTCGGAATGCGGTTAACCGGCGCGCCGGGGGCGATGGCGTCTACTCGCGAGATCGTGCTTTTCAGCTTCTCGCGAAGACTCTCTCCAATTAAATAACGGCCGTTGTCTGCCATTGTTTTTCAGTCGAACCAACGAATGCCAAACTCAGAGAAATTATTTCCGAAAGCCGTTTCTGGCTGTAAGCAGACTCGGTTGACGATAACCTTCGTCGCCGCTGGAAAATTATCGACGTTTCGCGGCGTGCCGTCGTCGTTTAGTGCTATCGGCTGGGCGCACGGACGCTGGGCCATGCCGCCGTCTTCAAACGCGGCTATGCCAACGCTGCCTCTCATTTTTTTGTTTTGCGTTAGCGCGGCAAGCGCAAGTGGCTCTACCACTTTCCCATTTTTATGCTCAAGGGTAAGTGCGTTCTGGTCAACATCCTGCCTACCCAAGCCGTCGTTCTTGATATTGATTCCAGTCTGCGGCAGCGCGATATCCCAGCCGATGGGTTCAAAGTTTCCTTTGACAAACGCCCAGTGTCCTCTGACGGCGAAGCTGAATGAAACCTTAAATCCTCGGAACGTCTGTTTGTTGAACTGCTCGACGACAGCGGTTGAAGAAACACCTTGAAGCATACAGCAGTGAGGCGCTATGGTTAGTTCACTAAACATAAAGGAATCGCTGTTGACATATCCGCAATACTCCAGCATTGAACTCTGGTCTGTCTGGGAATACTGGTCGATATTGATTGTCACGACCGGCTCAAGCCTTGTTACTCCGTCATACATATCGCCTACTGGGTTGACCGCAGGTGCCCAATTGCCTGAAACACCTTCGGTGACCTTCTTGCCGGCCCACGCTGCTATTTCAGTCAGCGACGTGGTCATCGAATACATCGCAGGACGGTCTTCCGGCTGTAGCGACTTTGGATCGGGGGAATTCGGAGACGCTCCTGCGCTGGTTCGGTACTCGGCGGTGACGATGCAGACGACGCGGCTGTCGCCGTCGTGAGTTGCCGATACGCTCACGCACGGGATAGGGTTTTGTTCGCTGTAGGTGTCGCCGATGCTCACGCCGACAGCATCGAAAATGTCCCAATTCTCGCCGGGAGAATTGAGTAGCACTTTCCATCTTCGAGTGGCTTGGTCAGCCAAACCGCCGCCATCGGAGCTTCGTCCGAAAGCATTGCCCTGCGAGAGTTCTGAAACTAGTTTTGGCATGATTACAGCAGGACGCCTGGGTTTGCGTCTTTCACGGCTTGAATGAGGTCATCGAACTTTGCTGTCTGCTTTCTGAGTTCGGCTAGGTTCACGTCCTTCGCCGAATCGTCGCCCCTAAGAAGACGAGTCAGTTCCGCGGCTCCTTGACTCGTCGAAACGTCTGTCATTTGAAGGGCGGCTCGAGACGGGCCTTGGATTCGCGCCGTCTGCCGCTCCTCCTCGAAACCCTGGAGCATCGGTGCGACTTGCTCCATCTGATTCTGAATCCCCTTTTCAAGTAAGCCACGGCGACCTTGAATGTTCATAAGTCCTGCCTGATCGATGGCTCCTGCGGTCATGTCTTTGACGATACCCTCGCGTATGTCTCGGGAGAACCGCTCGCGGTCGTTTAGGAATGCCTCGCGGCCACGACCAGTGCTTGTTGCGGTACGCTCTTCCTTGGCACGCTCTTCCATGAAACGATCTTCTGCCGCCTTCAAACCGACTAGGTCAATGATGCCGTTGCTGTTCTCGGCGTCTCTTGCGTAAGCATGTCGAATGTCTTGCAAGCCATTCATCGTCTCTTCGGCAAATCTTTCTTCTTGAGTCCTCCGTAGCTCGCGGCCTCTCTCAGCAGACTTGCGCACCTCTTCCTCTTGAGTGCTGGCCTCGACTGCTTTCTCAGCCCTCTTTCGCCGCATCTCAACATCTGGCTCAACCTTGTCCTCCAGAGAGGCTCGCTCTGCCCGTAGTTGCTGCTGCTCGTTCGCCGAGAGCGAGCCGCTCTTCAACTGCTCGTCGATTTCGCGCATGCGTGCGTATTCATCGGCGAACGTGTTCTCAGCTAGTCCCGCAAGAAACTCGGCCTGCGCTAGAGCCGCATCTATGGAGTCCCAGAGGTTTTCCCAAGGCCCACCCAGAACAGCATTCGCGTCGTTTGCGGCCTTTTCGGCTTTTTCTTGCAGGAGAGCGATATCTTCGCGGCCGGCAGCCCTGGCCGCGGCGGCATTGCCACTAAAGCTCCCAGTTTGCCTTATTCCAGCGTCTCGCATTTCGCGTGCAGCTTCAATCATCGCATCCCGAGCTTCCATCGCTGACTGCGCCTTCGGCGCAATTTCGCGTTGCTCTTTGACTAGCTGCTCGCCCTGCTGCACATCTTCTTCGTCTTTAGCTCGTTGATTCGCAATGTCCTGCTGGGCTTTTCTCTCCGTTTGACGCTGTCGATCAAGGTCTTCCTCGGCCCGTTTTCGGTCAGCGCGCGTCTCTGGTGTGCTGTTTCGGAGGTCGGCTCGCCTGGCCTCGTCTGCGGCCTGCTGTGCCGAACTCAGGTTGCCGGCGGCCTCATTTGAAGCGCGAACCAGTGCTTCGGAGAATTTCTTCAGTGCCAGCGTTGCCGCTTCGATGGCTGCAATCTCGGCGCTGAGTGCGGCTTCGGACTCCTCAAAGAGTCGCTGTGCCATCGGGTTCTGATTCTCTTGCTTTGCTGCCTGCTGCCGAATCGTCTCCCGCTTGTCTTCAATCTCACGCATTCGACGAGCAAGTTGGCCGTCTGGCAATTGCGCAACATCAAGGTTAGCGCCGACTCGTTCGGCCCTGGCGTCCATCTGCCGCTGCGGCTCAACAATGCGTTCATAACGGAGATCGCCGGCACGCTTCTCTATTTCATCTCGCTGTGTTTTTAGCTCCTCAATTTTTGCTTTTGCTTCGTCAACAAGCGTCTTCTTTTTTGTTGCGTCTTCTTCTTCTGCGGCTTTCTCTAGCTTCTCGTAGGCTTCCTCAAGAGCCTTGGCGTTCTTGTCTAGCGCGACTCCAAACAGTCTGGCTCCAGGCAGGCCAGCTTTTATTGCCTCCGCGACCTCCTCTTGGGCGTTGCGAAGTGTTTCTGCGGCACCGCGAGACGAGTCAAGAACAGCCAACGCAATGCCATCCACGATCCCGTTGAGAGCGTTGGCGAGCCGTGCGGACAGCGTGGCTAACTCTACAATTGAGGCGTTTGCTGCGATTGCCGCTGGCGTCTGAAACCCAAGGAACGTCTCGGCTGACGAGCGTTGCAATGCTGCAATCGCTCTGTCCACAGCCCTCATCTGAGATGCAATCGCATCGGCCGAACTGCCTGAATCAATCCCGTCCGCTGAACGTGTCACAGCTTCAACGACACTGTCATCCGAACCCGCCCGGCGCTGACGTGCAGCCGCCCGCCTAATTGTCGATTCAGCAACGTCGCCCGTTGGGTCAGAGATGTCGTTTAAAAAATCAGATCGCCGTTTCTCTCTTCTCCTGGAAGCGGCCAATTCTTGTGTCAAGGCGATACGGCGACCAATGTCTGTTTCTCTTTCAATCTTTCCCTGCAATGTGTTCTGCAGCGCTCGTTCCCGCTGCACTACAGGATCAAGGTCTGCGACACGCGCGTTTCTCGCCTCTCTTTGCTTCTTTTCTATTTCAGCACGACGCTTCGCAAAGTCTTGGGCTGCCTTCCCGACATCTGAGAAAGTGTTTGCAGACATAGAGTCGCCGAGCGACTTGAACGCTTCTGCCAACTCCTTAACGACGTTCTTCTGTTTTTCCAGAGCGTCGTTCAGCGCCTTCGTCTTATCTTCCGCAGTCTGGCCGTTGTTGATCCATCGGACAATCGCGACAGCGGCTTGACCCACAAGCACGGCACCCAGGCCGACGAGCAGCCCAGTAGTGCCTCCAATAACGAACCCCAGTTGCGTCACGTTGTTTCCAATCGCGCGCAGTTTTTGCTCCAGCCCGCCTGTGGACGACAAAAAGTCATCTACAACATACGCGCCTTGGTTGACGGCCAAAGAGAACCTATCGAATCCTTGCCTGCCGATATCCCCCGCGCGGCCGATCTCCCTAGTAAGCGTGCTCACACGAATCCTTGAAACGGCCGCTGCGGCGGCTATCGCCTCGGCTCGCAGTGCCACAATATTCGCACGCGCGGCAGCACTATCTATGCTGCCCTCGTCAAACGCTGTCGCCACAGCGTTGCGAAGCCTGTTGAACGCTTCTACTGCTGGGCCTCTAGCCTCTGCGCTGGCCCTGCCGATGGCTCCTTGCAAGATTTGTAGTTGTGCGCCGTAGCCCTGCAATGCACGTTGATCAAGTCCGAGATTGATGCCCGAGACGCCCTCACCACCAAACGCGCCGGCGAAGTTCATCGCCGCCGCCGCGCGGTTTGCGTCCTGCGTCAAGTGAACGAGCCTCTGGCGAGCAGACTCAATCTCGCTGCCCATAGGCACAGCCGCCGTCGAGAGCCGGATAAACTCCCTCTCGGCATCGCGGATAGCTGGGACAAAACGTGCTCGAAGCGGCTCGGGTAGGGTGTCGATCTTGCTCTTGAGAGAGGTGATGCTGCCCTCGAGCACGCTGAGTTGGCGGCGAGGAGATTCAATGTCCAGCCCTAAGTTGACGCCACTGTCACCACCAAGCGCCTCTGCCTTCGCCGCCTGCTCTCTTCGTATTAGCGTTGCAATCTCGCCTTCACCCCTACGCTTTGCCTGCGCCTGCCGTTCGACCTCGGCGGCCTTTGATGCCTGCTGCACCCTCTGTAGGTTGGCTAGCTCGCTGTCGGCGACCCGCTGCGCCTGCGCCTGCCGTTCGACCTCGGCGGCCTTTGATGCCTGCTGCACCCTCTGTAGGTTGGCTAGCTCGCTATCGGCGACACGCTGTGCCTGCGCCTGCCGCTCGACCTCGGCGGCCTTTGATGCCTGCTGCCTTCGCTGAAGAACTGCTATTTCACCTTCTGCGGCGGCCACCGTGCGAGCAGCCGCGGCGGCTTCTGCGCCTACCCGCCGTTCGATTTCGTCGTTTAGCCCACGCTGGACGGCAAGCTGCGACTGGTATGCCGCCGTCGCTGCCTCGACGTTTCCGTTTACAAGAAGTCTTTCGTTCTCCAATGCGGCGGCGAGACGCTCCGTCTCCACGGCTGCGGCTCGCTGCTGAGAAACAAGGCCGGCAATTCCATTGCTCGCCATTGCTCCAGGGGACATCTGAGCAGCCTGAGACTGTAGGCTCGCCGAGCGCTGCATCTCAGAAACCATCTCGGGTCGCTGGAATCGAAGCTCTTGACCAGTGGCGAGGCCAGAAACCATTGCTCCGGCTTCTTCCATCCTTTTCATCGCAGCCGTCGTGAACTCAACTTGACGCGCGACTCGAGAAAACTGATCGACGGATGCTGTTCCAGTCCTGTCTATTGTGTCAGCAAGCTTCTCGGCAGCAGCCTGCGCCGACTGAAGTGCGGGGTTGAACTCGCCCTGCACGGAAATAGCCAGTCTTCCAAACGTCTTTACGGCGTTAGAAAGAGGCTTATTTACCTGCTCTGCCGCGGAATACAAACCCTGCATCCGCGTGACTGCGGACTGTAGGTCTGGGCCTTGGAAGCCTTTAAATGACAGCTTTTGCGAAGCGACCGCTTGCAAAGCCCGCTCAAGCTTCTGAGCGCTGGTATAGATTCCGTTCAGCGCAGACGCTGATCCGCTTTGCGCGGATGTCAGCGACCCCTGCATACTGCCGGCGAACTTCCGCACCTCGGCGGCAGACTTACTCAGCTTGCTATCAAAATCGGCCGTATTCGCCGAGACGATAGCACTGATTTTGCCGAGATAGCCGTTTGCCATCGTTTCACCCTGGTATCGGTGCGGTCAGCTTCATTAGTTCGTTGATCATCTGCTGTTCGGTCTGCTCGGCCTTAACAACGCTCGGGATGAACGCGGCCTCGTCGGGGATGTCGTGTTTTTTGTAGTTCCCCGACGAAGCCATGATCACCCTGCACAGTCGGGCCGTCTGGCCCCACGGGTCTGGCAGCGGCCATCGCTGGTCATATGCGTACCACTCGGCGATCTCCTTGCTGTCCATTTCCTGAAGCAGCCGCTTGACGCTCATGCCGAGAGTGGCTGCTAGGCGGAAGTAGAATCGCCGCTCGGGGCGGCGGGCGAATCTTCCCCCAGGCCATCCACTGCCTCCTGGGTGAAGGCATTTAGCTTCCAACCGGCCTCGAAGAGGCGATTGATCACGACCGACGACTTCTTGCCGAGCACGTCGCCTTCGTCGTCTGCGAAGAGTCGTTGACCAGCCTCGTCGCAGAGAGCCAGCAGAAGGAAGCGAATGCGGAACGCCTTCATCTTCTGCTCGGAGTAGCTCTCCTCGAAACGGTCGCGGTCGGTGCCGGTAAGAACGCGAAGAAAAACGTCGCCGCCCCACTCTGGAACAGCGATCTTTTCCTTACGAACGTCGTCGGCGGCCAGGATGCTTTTACGGTCAAGTGCCATGTCTATCTGCTCCAAGAATGAGTGAGCGTCGGCATCCTGCCGGCTAATTGCCTTGATAGTCAGTCATTAAGAACTTGCACGAACCGCGAATGACATCATTCACTTGCGCGGACACAGATGCCGACTCGCAGATAACACGGCGAGAAATGCTGTAGCCACTGGACGAGAATGCCAGTTGCCCCGTTTTTCTCACAAGCCCCTGTGGGTCGGCGTTTGTGGTCAAGAAGTCCACCGTGATGGTGCCTCCGGCCCACTCGCCGGTTGGCACAATAACGCTGTAGCCCAGTTGATCTGCGACGGCCGTCATGTCTGTGACTTGGGCCGCGGGGGTTTGCACCGAGAGTCCGGTGATAGTGCCTGAGAAACCTAGAAACGAAAAGCTCGCCCCCTGCGCGGTGACTCCAGCCATTGCTATCCCCGCCTATTCGACTAGGCCACTCGAATGGTAAGGCTACCCTTGATGAGGTCGCCGACAGAGCCGCTGATCGTCGATGCCGTGAGCGTGCCGTTGCCGGAAAAGGAGACGGGGCCGCTGATGGCAACCGCGCCACTTTGCGCAGTGATGATTGTGGTTCCGATGTAATCAACAGAAATTTCTCGCTGCACGAAGGTCGGCACATACTCACGACGGCTTCCAACTGCCTGCCCGAGGTGCGATCCATCGGCGTTGTCGATCTGGTCGTTGACATTGAACGAAGTGGCAGTGAGGGTCGCACCAGCGTAGGTGATCAAGATACCCATCGCAGCAGAACCGGCCATAGTGCGCCTCCTTGCGCTAAAGTCTTATTCAGTGGCTTCTTGCCACCGAATCTGAAATAATTGTCGAACTTCATATGCGGGCGGGAGTTGTGCTCCCACGGCGGCCGGGTCTAGATAGTCATCCGTCTCCGACACGAGCCGTATATCACTAATTGTAACCCCTGAGAGCGTGCCAGTGCGGCCATCCAAGGCCAATCGAACCTCGTCCCCTAGTTCGCGGGCGGTGTCATAATTCAACGCCCACGACGCGATCTGGAGGCTGACGACCGGCTGAAACATCGGGCCGGTCAGGTGCGACTCGCGGGTGATGTTATTTCTCTTGTAGACACAGAACGGCAGGACGGCAGTCTTCGGCACAGCAATCGGGTAGACCTGAAATCCGACGAGCCTCGCCACCTCTGGGGTGGTGACCAGACGCTGAAAAACGTGCTTTTCGGGAGAGATAATCACGATTCCAGCCTATCTAGCGTGTTTTGGATTGCCGACCTCAGTGTGTTGAACACGGCCACCTGCTGCTCTCCGATGGTCTTTTCCATCGCGTGTCGGGCTGGCATCGCGCCGTAGGTTTCGCCTGGATGCAGGGTTACTGGGTGCATCTTGCCGTTGGTCGTGCCGAAGTCGTGGGGATACCCCTTGCCCATGCCCGCCTGACGAGTGGCTTCGTTGATGCTGCCCATCAAGAAGTAGTAGCCCTTCGACATATTCGCGAACTGCTGATTGTTCGCCGACGAATGCCGCTTCATCTTCCCGTTGATCATTTGGTGAACATTCAGATAGGTGCGGCGACCTTTCGTCCCAGGCTTTCTGGCGTCACTACCAAATTCGTGGAGCCACGCCGCGTTGCCCGACGCCTGCTTTGACGTGGCACCGGCTGTTCCGGTCTGCCACGGGCCGATGATCGCCACGGCAGCCGCATCGTAGGTCTTCGTATAAATGCGAACCGACTTACTCAGATTGCCGGTCACGTCGTTGATCTTGGCCTTGTAGCCCTTCTCAATGTGCTTGCCGGCCAGCTTGACGCAGTTCTCGAGCGCCTTCGGCTCGCCCATCTTGGCACCAAGCATCTCCAGCTTTTCTGCAAGCTCGCGGATGCCGGCCGTCTTGACCGTGACGAACGCATTCGTCAGTTGCTTGCCGGTCTGTCCGTCCATTACCCGAGGTGCGCCAACGCCTTGCGTAATCATGTCGCGTCCTCCCGAGCCAGGATTTCATGCACAGACCGTGTTTCTCTCTCGAGCACGCTGCTGATCTCCATCACGCGGCCACGCCAGATCAGACGGTGCTGGTGCGTCAAGCCGGGGAAGAAGCGGATGCGGATGCGGTGTGTGACGAGCACGCCAGCCTGCTGGGCAGCGAAGTAATCGGCGGCCCTCACGCCCATTACGCTGGCGTAGACCGTGCCCTCGTCCTCCCAGGAGAGCGTCGTCTCGCCGAACGAGCTTTGGCTCTCCACGGGCCGCTGGATCGTCACCCGCTCTCGCATTGCGCCAGAGTTGATCATGGCTCACCCCATCCAGAGCGCGGTGTATGAGCCAGACCCAGAGGGAGCCGAAACCGTAAGTGTCGCCGTCACGGGGAGGACGGCGAGCCGGCCCGCGGCCACGTCGATGCTGCCGGCCAGCCGCAGGACTCCCGCTCCCGTGTTCTTCACGACCAGGGTCGATAGCGGCGTCGTGCCGACGATCTGCACCGACGCCGTTCCGACGTTGCCGCTAATGGTCTGTGCCCGCGTCAGAGACGGAGCCAGATGCTCGGCCAGCGTGCCGACCGTCAGCGAGGTGTCGGAGGCGTCGTGGTAGACGGCGTCAACGTCAATGCGGGCGCGGATGGTCATCGGTAAACCCCCATGCTGGCCGCGGCCAGAAGCGTCTCAAACGTCTGCGGCACCGAAACGGGTGCTCCGGTGACCGCCGGTTGGCGAGTGTCATACCAGTGGGCGACGAGTATGCAGATGAGGTGCTTGGTCACGGCTGGCGCGGTTCGACCGTCGCTGCCGTAGCCGGCCGTGTACCGCACCGTCACCGAGTTCTCGTCTCCTCGAGTCGCCGGCCACGCCCTGGCCCACTGCGGGTAGATTCGCCCAGGCAGGACGCTGGCATCGACTTGGAAGTCGGCGTTCGCGCTCAAGAGCGTGCTGTAGGTGCCATCGCCGCTGCGGTATGTCACCGTGATCGCCGCGTCCTGCATGGGCAGCCGGGGCAGGATGATCGCCCAGATTGGGAACAGGTCATACTTGACCTCCCAGACGGTTGTGCAGATCGTGATGTCTAGAATGTCCTCTACATACTCGCGCGCCACCGAGATCAGAGACTGGATGTAGAGATCGTCGGCCTCGGTATCGACGCGGGCGTGGGTCTTGGCGAACGCCAAGCTCACCGGCTCGACGGCCGGCGACGTGATTCGCCGAAGACTACGAAACGGCGTAATCGTCGCCGTCGGCTTCTGCGGTGTACCGAAGACAATCGTGTCCATTACTTCCTCTGCTTTGGCTTCGTCTTGATGCCAACCTCTGCCCGCTCAATCGTTTCCGTCACGGCCTCGGCCGTTTCGACTTGTTCGATAAGCCCGCGGCGAACGAGCAGATCGCACATGCCCGCCGGCCAGTCCTCAAAGACTTGACCAGCTTCGTAGCAATCAAAGTTCTGGAGCACGCGGATTTTCAATTTGCGTACCCCCACGCTCCCTTGGGAGCCTTCTGGCCGTTGCCCCAGTAGTCGGTCGTGTGCTGCTGCACCTTCCCGCCTGCGTCGGTTCTGGACGGCCATGTGATCATCAGTTCGGCGTGTCCGACGCTAATCTGGGTCGCAACGCCAAGCGTGTTGCCACAGGCAGCCCACTGCCTCCAGAAACCAATGTCCTCGTCAACGTGATCTCCGTCCCACTCGCCCTTGCTGTTCGGGCTAGAGACAAACCACGGCTTCTTCATCTTCTTGAGTGCTGACGTTCTCAGGAACGTCAGGCCGAAGTGAGCAGTCGAAACCGGCTGGACGACCTTCTCGAAGAAGTCGGTGCCGACTTCCGTCTTTTCGCTTGCACTCACGCCTGGGAGCGCCAGCATGACCGCATTCGTCTCCCGCTTCGTCTGAAGCGGAGCGATGGCGTCCATGCCGGAGTGCATGAGGAGGGCGAGCAGGGCTTCAACCGTCCTTGAGTTGAACACCGTGTCATAGTCGATGGTCAGGATCACGTCGTGCTCGTTGACGACCTGTTCCATCGCCCTTTGCAAACACTGACCCCAGTAGGCACCTGTCACTTTCATTGGACTGATGCCGTGAGGGGCAAGCGCGGAC